TTTTACGCTGACCAATCTGCTTGATCAGGTCACGGGTTGCCGGATCAACCATGCAATGGAATCCGACACGGCGAACCCCAGGGCGGTTAGGCGGTCGGCCGGTTTGGTTTGGACGCTTACCGCCCCATTCTTTTTTATCGGTCATAGGTTTGACTCTTCGTATCGGATTATCTGATTTACCAAGTCTCTTGGAGACTCGCCCCAAAAGGATTCAGATTTGTAGTTAATTGCGTATGGTTCATCATCATAATCAAGATATTTTGCATTCTCTTGAACATATTCAATAATTTCGTCAGTGTTCATTTTATTAGCTTCGTGTTTATTGTTTAGCAACATAGATCTCCAAAGGTGCAACCTATTGGGCTGTGAAGATTGGTTCTCTCAAGTTCGTTTTTAAATTCTTCAGAATAATCATGGCTGAGCTTGGCATTTAAATCCTGCCACTCGAACTGCCAGTCCATCATTCTAGCACTTAAAAACTTCTTACCGCCGTTGTAATCGCTTCTCCAAGCATCGCAGTAAACATGACCATATTTGGAGATGATGTTTGTTAAGTAGGAATATCTTTTGAATAGTTTTGTAAAGTTCATACCCTCAATCTAGCTTATCTATACATAAAAGCAAGATATATTTTACATTTATTTTTAAGAATGTTGTAAGTGCCTAATAATTAGTAGGCTAGGGGATGTAAAAAATTAAGACTCTACATCCGAAACCTCAGCTTCGATAACCTCTTCATCTTTTAGGTTCTTCAGCTCGGCTCGGATTTCATCGAGGGATAAAGATTTCTTTACCTCAATGACTTGAGTCGGCTCACCTTCGTACTGGCGATGCTTATCGATTAAGATGCCTGTGGCGATTGGAAGAACACCTGATGGGATTTCATCGTCTTGTAGCTTCGTTATAAGACTTTCTACAGCAAGATGTGTCGCAGTACCTATTAAAGCTCTCAAATGCTTTTTAGAGTCCTTTAGCGTTTCCTGTTCTCTAGATCGTACGATGGAAACAGTATGAGGTGAAACCTTACAGGACTTACAGATTTGTTTGATCGTTGCCCCTTGAGCTAACATTTGAACGACCTGGGCATAATCCTTTGGCCTCTGATCGTAAAGCTGTTGACCGGTAAAAATAGCTGGGCAGACATCTTCTGTCTTGAGGTTAGCTGGAAGGTTCTCAGCGTATCCAACTTTCCTTGGTCTTGTGGTAGGCATAAAATCAATCGGTGTAGTAATTTGAGAAAGTATTCTCAATAAGGTTTGATGCAAGTCTAATTAGACATAATCATTATTTGCCGAACCACTTTTTGTCCTACATGGCATAAAATAAGCACAAAATATACTATTTTATACAAAAATGCCGAAATCACATAAAAATTTTAGGCTCCAGGAGGGGGGGAGGGGGTCTGCTAGCCGGCCCCGCGATCACCGCCGACCGATTAGTAGCCACAAAAAAATTCTGACAAATTGCCCAACCCGAGGTGACCTACTGTCGATAATCTGTTATCATTAGCGATGCCTCTAGAATGGTCACCGCATCCCGCCATCCCGCCTCTCAGCAAGGCCGAGATGCTGAGGATGACTCCTGAGCGAATCCTCGCTTATTGGGAGAGGCGTGAGGAAGCGATCAAGCTGGAGAAGGATGACCCATATCGTCATGGCTTTGAACTGGATACATGGAAATTAGCGGATAGGGAGCTAAAGTCGCACCAGGAGATCCTCCTTATGGGGGGTAACCGGGCGGGTAAGAGTGAGCTTTGTGCCAAGCGGGTAGTGCAATGCCTCGTAGAGAATCCAGGTACTATTATTTGGTGTCTTACAGAGACCTCGGCTAACAGTATACAGTTCCAGCAGAAGCTAATATTTAAGTACCTCCCTAAAGAGTTGAAGTCACTAGGTCGGGGTAAGGTCGGATATGTGATGTATTCGCTCAGAAATGGATTCACAGCAGGTAAATTTACTTTGCCTAATCGATCTGAGTGTATTTTTCGTAATTGGTCGCAAGATATCAGCACGATTGAGGGTGGAGAGATCGGCTGTCCGCAAGAACCGGTTAATGGCACCCACAACATTGGCTACTGGGCGGACGAGCTTGTGCCAATGCCGTGGGTGGAGACTCTTCGTTTTAGAACAGTGACCCGAAATAGTAAGGGCATCATCAGTTTTACCGCTGTGGACGGGTGGAACTCGGTGGTGAAGAGTATGCTGACGGGGGCAAAGACTGTGCAGTCAGCAAAAGCGGATCTTTTGGATGGTGAGGAGGTTCCATTGGTCCAACAGCCATTAAGGAAAGCCTCGAGTGTCGTTTATTTCCACACAGCGGCCAACCCGTTTGGTGGTTGGTCGGCCATGAAGACGCAGTTGGAGGGGGAAAAGCGTGAAACCATCCTTTGTCGGGCTTATGGAGTGCCTGTTAAAGCGTCAAAGACCGTGTTTCCAGCTTTTTCGGACAAAAATATCGTGCAGGCTAAGGATATTCCTGTTTTGGAGGAGGATGCAGATGCCTCGTGGGTACTTTCGATTGACCCTGCTGGGGCAAAGCCTTGGACGATGGTATTATTTGGGATTGATCCACATGGGGTTGCCTGGGCGGTTAAGGAGTTTCCTGACTTTGACACATGGGGTGGATGGATTGACCTGACCAAGGGGGATAAAGTTAGCCCTGGTGAGGCAGCACAGCCCAATGGCTTCGGGTTAAGGGATTATGCAGAGGTGATTAGAAAGATGGAGGGTGATCGATTTGTGGATCGCATTATCGACCCGAGGTTAGGAGCGGCGAGCTATCAGAAATCGGAAGGCAGTTCTAATATTATCGATGATTTAGCGGATGAGGGCTTGCCGGTAGTCCCTGCGGAAGGTTTGGACATCGAGACGGGCTTGCAGGCGATCAATAACTTACTGGCATGGGATCGGAGTAAGGAGATGGGGTTGGGCAATCACCCCAAGCTGATGATTTCGGATGAGTGTCAGAACTTGGTTGCCTGTATGCAGGAGTATCAGACGGGTGACTTGAAGAATCCGGCCAAAGATATGGTAGACTGTGTGAGATACTTCGCCGTTGGGAATTTTGAATACTTCGACCATGAGGAATTGGTCGGAACAGGAGGAGGGAGTTATTGATATGAGTAAGAAGGTGATGCCTGGGCATCGGAATCAGATTGTATTATTAAGGCAGGCTGGGGAGACATGGCCAAAGATCGCCAAAGCGGTCGGCTTTAGCCGAGCGACTGTGCAGAAGGTGTATAAGGAGGAAGTGGCGAAGGAAGCACCCCCTGTTATTGAGGAGACTAAGCCTCAATGGGAAAAAGCGAGGGTGCTATCAATGGTCCCCAACCCTCGTTTGATGAGAATATATTTCGAGGATCGGGAGGAGATTGGTGTGTGTGTAAAAAAGCCAAACTATAACCACCCGCCGAAGAGTGAAATCATCGTGAAGAAAGTAGATGGGGAGGAAAAGTTGTACAGATTGGTGTGAATCGCCGGAAGCGAAGGACAAGCGTATTGACGCGATGCTTCGCGAAATGGTGGTGGAGAATGGGTTAGAGTTTATGGCGGTTGGCCATGAGCCTGAACCGATGACTTTGGAGGAGATTGCCGACTTTGTTGGTGTGGGGAAGGACACCATTGATCGGATACAAAATAGGGCTGTGAGAAAATTAAGAAATAAAATGTTAAACTTGAAAGGTTAAAATGGAAACGGAAGTACAGATATATGAGGAAAAGCCCGATGTGGATGGGCTGAAACAGGATTTTGAGCGAGCTAGGGCAAACCTTAGTTGGTGGATGGATAAAGCAGAGGATGCTCGTGAGGTTCGCTTCAACGAGTGGGCGGGTAAGGCTGGAGATGGCAAGAAGCATGGACCGGAAGCCTTTCCATTTGATGGAGCAAGTGACTTGGATGCTGGCGTTATCAACCCATTAATCGATGGAGATGTGGCTACTCTCACGCAGGCCCTGTCACAGGCCAACCTGGTAGCCGCGCCTGTGGAGAGCGGTGATATTGGTTCGGCCAAGCTGGTGAGTGAATTTTTGAAGTGGCGAATGGGTACGATGGATGAACTGATGAGGGAGTCATCGATTGGTGCGAATTATTTATTGCAGAATGGTCTTACTTTCTTTGGCACATATTGGAAGCAGGAGAAGACGAGGAAGTTTGAGCCTATTAGTTTGGAGCAGATTTCCGAGCAGTCTCCTGAGTTGGCTATGGCCATCCAGGACCCTGAGATGAAGGAGGGTGTGGAGGAGATGTTTTATCCCCTCTTTCCGAAGCTCAAAAAGCGTAGGGTAAAGAAGATGCTCAATGAACTTCGCAAGACAGGTGAGAGCGAAATACCCACTGAGAAAGTTGTGGTTAATCGTCCGGCAGTTAAAGCGTATGAGCTTGGGCGGGAATTGATCGTGGACAGTAATGTGATCGATTTGGAAAGTGCCAGGTCAATTCATTGCTTGCATTACTATACGCCTGAAGCGTTGAAGCAGAAGGTCAATGAAGGTTGGGATGCCAAGTGGATCGATGAAGCTATTGAGAAGGCTAAAGATTTTTACGAAGAAGAGCGTTATTCCGACAACATGATGTCGTATGACTATGGCAACAACTACGGGAGTCAGCACTACGAGGGATTGATTAAGGTCATTACTACTTATCGCAAGGAGTTGGATGAGGATGATGTGCCTGTTGTCACCAAGACCTGCTGGACTGAAGAGATGGAAGAGGCTGGGTTTCATAAGCCTGTTGGGTATGACGAAGGCAGATATCCATTCGTGTGTATCACGAGAGAGCATTTGAACCATCGTTTATTGGACTCTCGGGGATACCCTGAGTTGTTGAAGAGTTATCAGATCGCCGTAAAGACAGAGATGGACGCACGGCGTGACCAAGCGAGCATGACTACTTTTCCTGCTGTCGAATATCCGATTGGTCGGCGGCCCGAGCGTCTTGGGCCGGGGGCATTTTTGCCTGTGCGTAGGCGTGGGGAGGTTGGCTTTGTGGAGACACCTAGATATTCACCCGCATCGACACAGGTGGAGATGGATATCCGCAAGCTGTGCAACCGCATAACCGGTCGGGCGACAGGTCCTGAAGATGCTGTGGAAGCAAATGTATTAAAACAGCACCTGGTAAATTGTTGGCTTACTGGATGGAAAGAAATCCTCAAAAGAATATGGTGCTTGGATCGTACTTACTCGGGACCGATGGTTTGGTTTCGGGTGACGAACAACGAGCAAGGCGCACAGCTTATATTGGATGAGACTGCTGAGTTGTATGACTTCAATATTAGTTGGAACTCGATGAATGCAGACGAGGAGAAAGTCATACAGAAATTGGATACCGTTGGTAAACTAATGGCACAGTATGATCGAACCGGTCAGGCTCGCTTTGATGTATACCTTCGTAAGGTACTGGAAGCAATCGATCCAAACCTTGCTAGTCAACTTATCATGCCACAACAGGAGGCCACAACAAAGGAAATCATCGAGACATCGAGTGATATTGCCAAGATCGCATCGGGACAGGTCGTCAATGCACCTGAGCAGGGGGCAAACGCACAGCTTAGGTTACAGGTATTACAGCAATATATTCAAGGCTCTGAAGCTATTCCAGCTACCGATGTGCAGGAAAGACTGCAAAACGATGAGAACTTTGCAAAGAGGTTACAGACCTATGCCAGCCAGCTAGAGTTTCAGCAACAGCAACAGCAAAACGCTAGGATCGGACAGCTAGGGACAGCCCCAGGAAATGTACCAGGCACAGCACAAGCGGCATGAGTTTAACATACAGAGGAATAAAGTTCGCAAGGGGTAAAACATCTGCGGCCTATTGGGCTGATAAAGTTAAATGGTAATGAATAAGAAGAAACCTGGATTATGGGCAAATATTGACGCTAAGAAGAATCGCATCAAAGCAGGCTCGGGAGAGCGGATGAATAAACCTGGAGATAAGGGCTATCCAAAAGCTAGTGCGATCAAAGCATCCCAAAAAAAGCGTAAAAAGAAATGACTTTATCCGATGCAATCGCAGGGCTGGAAAATCAGTCAGAATGGAAAGTAATTTTACAATGTGTGAAACAGCAAAGAGACATATGCTTGGTGGACTTTCAGGACTACCATCACGTGGACAACCCCCAAAAGCTTGCCCGATTATCGGGAGAGATTGCTGGCTTAACCAGGATTTTAACCATGCTTCAAAACGATGAAGGACACTCCGCATCAGAAATTTAAAAGAGAGCATCGCGCACTCTTAAACCGATGGGTAGAGGAGTCGGATATTGAGGACATGGACATAGCTCAAATTGCCCTTGATGATGTAAATGAATGGTTAGACGAAGAGGTTGTCGAGTTCGAGTCAGGGATCGAGCTGGATGAAACGGAAGGGTAACCTTTACGAACAGCAGTTTTTCATCGAGGCACTTAAAAACGACCTCGAAGTATTTACTCCATTAGGTGATTACCTCCCGCAGGACTGCATCGTAATGAACCAGGCAGGCCGAGCCTTCAAGGTGCAAATAAAAGGCACAGGTGGTTTAATGAAGGAAGGCAGGGGAGGATTAGGGAGGTACATGATTACAGCGGCCACCGGTTCAAAGGAAAAAGATCCAATCGATTGCACAAAGGTCGATGTGGTGGCGGCATATGTGGAACCTCGCAACTGCTGGTACTTAATTCCCTGTCTGCAAGTCTCGGGCATTCGTTTAACTTTATGCCCCCACAACCCACAGAGCCGTGGGAAATATGAGAAGTTTTTAGAAAATTGGGAAGTTTTTAAAATTTCCTGAGAAATCGTAATTTTCATCTGTTAAAATTGTCATTGGCGGGGTGTATCTACCTCGCAGAACAACGCAAGAGAGTGCGAACTCTTCAAACGCAGAGAAATTATGGCAGAAACAGTTATTAGCGAGGCTCCGGCTGAATCTACGGGAGCAGAAGACAATCAAGCGCAAGGCCCATTGAGCATGGAAGATTTGGCGGCATCCTTTGTCGATCAGGTTGAAAGTGATCAAAGGGCATCTACCGATGAGGCAGCGGAGCAAACCGAGAGTTCCGAAGACGCAGAAGCATCAGTAGAGGAAGATGTTCTTTCACAGTCTATTTCCGAAGAGGAAACCGAGCAAGAGGATGAAGAGATCGAAGAGGAGGAGTCTGAAGAGGAGCCTCCTAAAGCAGTCGGCAAACTTCTGAAGCAGGTTAATAAACTAACCGCACGGGCTAAGTCAGCCGAAGAAAATGCAGAAGCCCTGAAGGCTGAAATCGAATCCCTTAAATCCAATAGCCAACCTACTGAGCAATCCAGTGGCCAACCTGAATTAGAAAACATTCAGTCCTTTGAAGACTTGCGTAAGTTACAGAAGGAAGCACAAGCCGCCAAGAAGTTCGCCCTACAGAATATCGGGAGGGATTATGTCGAAGTGGACGGTAAGGAATACAGCGATGATGATATTCGCAACATCCTTACCCAAGCAGACGAGTACCTTACTGAAAAGATTCCAGCACGAGCGAACTATTTAAATCAGAAAGCTCAATGGCAACAGGATGCCGCTCAATCTTTTCCTTGGTTAAATAAAAACGATGACAGCGACTATGCAGAGCAAAGCCGTGCATTATTTCAATCAATTAGAAGCCAAGAGCAATATGCTCGGGTACTCGACAATCTTCCAAACGGCGACTTTGTAACTGGGGTCTTAGTAAAAGGTATCCAGTCACTACAAGCGGACAAAGCGGCCAAGACTGCACCCAAAAAGAAAGCAGTCGCAAAGCCCAAGACACCACCACCAACCGAAGGGGGCAACGCCTCACCACCGGTGGAAAACGCCAGCATTCGGAAACAGAAACAGAAAGAAGCAATCAAGCGCAAAGGACCACTCTCGGCTAGCGATCTAGCCGCATTTCTTAGCGACTAAAATTTAATTCTTAAAATTCAAAATTCTTATTTAAAATGGCATTAGCAACTTCCTACAATGTGGACGGAGTAAAAGGTGCAAGAGAGAACCTTGAGAACCTTCTCAAGACTGTCGAGCCTACCGAAACTCCTCTTTACTCAACTCTCTCACAATCTGCCGCTCCTAAAGCGACACTTAACGAATGGCTCGTAGACAGCCTTGCCGATCCTGCCGGTGCAGGTGGAAACATCGATGGTGCAGACCTTGATCTTACTTCGGCACAAAACTTAATCGACTCCCGCGCTCGTCTTGGAAATCGAGTAGCCACACTTCGTGATTACTTTGCAGTTTCCCGTCAAGCTGAAATGGTCGATGTAGCTCCTGGTGGATCTCTCTTTGCCGCATCTAAAGCAAAGTCCTTAATTCAACTTAAACGCTCTATCGAGACTGCCATTGGTTCTAGTAACGACCAAGCCGCTGGTTCAGGTTCTGCTGGAGCCACAATGTGTGGACTCGGTGTATGGTCTAACCCAACCGCAACTGGTAACACTTTTGACACTTCTTTAAAAGAACAGTTCCGTGCAGTAAGTGGTTCCCGTGTATCCTTGGCATCTTTGACCGAAGACGCATTACGCGGACTTCTTCAGTCCGTTTACACCGCTTCCGGTGCCAAAAGTAGTTTTAAATTGTACGCTGGCCCAGCCGTGATGAACAAGATCACCGATTATACTCGTGCGGCTATCAGTAACAACCCAAGCTATCAGTTTACTCAAGATGTATCCGGTAAGACTCTTATCAGATCAGTCCTGACTTACATCAGCGATTTTGGGGAAATCTCCATACTCCCTGACCTATTCTTAGGTAGGAAAGACTCTGGAGTCTCTTCACCTGACACCGCTCTTGGAACCGTAAACACCGACCGTGCTTATCTCATCCCTGATGATGACACCGTATCCTTGAAATTCTTGGAAGGTATTTCCGTAATGGAACTGCCCGACAACGGCGGCGGGAAAAGAGCTTTCTGCGAGGCTATGTTGACCCTTCGTGTCGGCAATCCACGCGCACTTGGTTCTATCGTTTAATTATTCATATCAGGCAATTAGTAGTTGTTTGTTTTCATGTGTATTCAAGGGGGCCGGCTTAGGGGTAGGCCGGCTCCCTTTTTTTATAAGAATGAGTCTTAATATAATCATCCGAGGAGGGAAGAAAGGAAGGAGTTCGCAAGACGAAATTGCGTACTACCTTCGCAAGGCAAACGAGCAGGCCGCCGTTCGAGAGAAAGCAGGCTATACCAAACGGCAGGAGCAAATTCGCAAAGCCGCAAAATCCCTCGAGGGAGGTAAGGGCAACTTTCGCCTCAAGCGGGTAACCGATATGACGACCTACCTTAGACATGAACAACAAACACCAGGGTGCTGGGCAAATAAGGAGTTCACTAAGGACTTCGAAAAATCCAACCCCGAGACGGTAGTAAAGCATTGAGAACAGTCTCCTACAGCACCTTCAAGAGTAGATTCGAGTCCGCAGTTGGAGTCGATACTTTGCTTAGTCAGGAAGAGACTGCTTTAAAAAACAGCTTAAACGATCGCATCAGAGGAGCATGGACACGGGCAAAATGGCCTGATGTGCAGACTGTAGTAGAAAAATCAGTTACTTCAGTTACAAGCCCCATAGTGGCCGACAAGGCCGTGCGAATCGACAACGCATCCGACCTTTTGGATGTATTTCAGGTGTACACCAAAAACCCGCTCACAGATCGCAATGCGATCCTCCTAGACTACCAACTAATCAATGGATACCTGGTACTCCCTGCTGACTCTTCGGCATCATCTGTATTCATTGTGGGCAACCAGGTACCAGCATCGGACTATGGCACAGGCACAACGGATCTCCCTGCATTCCTGGAGCGGTATTTATTATTAGCCTGTGTAGCAGATTTCTACAAAGCCGATGGCCAACTGGATAAAGCAATGGCACAGGAGCAAATGGCCGAGGAAACCTTAGCCTTGGAATTGGATCGGGTAGAGCGACTCAACTCGATGAACAAAATCACCATCAACTCATACCCGAGCTACAGCTTCGGCGTATCAATTTTATCAACCACATAATATCATGGGACTCGCATCAGTAAATGTATTGAACTCAATGGGCGCAAATGGATGCGTCTATGTAAACGGAACCTCCGCAACGAATGGCAGTTTTATCGCTGTACAATTCACCGAACCATCAGTCATTGGTGCATTAACCGGTATCATGGACAACTCGGCAGACTTAATTGCCGATGCTACATCCTTCGGTGCAGGTCAGGTGATTTATGTTCCGTTCACCAGTATTACATTAACCAGCGGAGCCGCCATCCTATACAAAGGTAGCGTCTAATGCCGGAACTCGGACTCAGACTCTCCATTGGGGAAGTAGATGCCGATAGTATCATCGGACCAATATCCGGCGGCCCTGACGGAGTTATCCAAACAGAGGCGGAGGACTTTCTGCTCGTGGAAGCGGGGCAATACTTAGCATTCGATTAGAGGAATAAATTATGGCAAATAAACGCATTTCATCACTAGACGACAT